TTGGTTCATTGCAAGAATATTATCAATCTGGAATGGTAGAAATTATAGAATTTGAAGGTGATATATATGATGAAGTTAATGATAAACTATTAGAAAAAAGAATTATAACAATTATTGATAGAAGTTATGTTATTAGGAATGACCCAAATCCTTCTTACTTGGGTAGAGATAATAAACACCATGTAGGATGGAGAAGCAGACCTGATAACTTATATGCCATGGGTCCGCTAGATAACCTAGTAGGTATGCAGTATCGTGTAGACCATCTAGAAAATCTTAAAGCAGACGCTTTAGACTTAACAATACATCCACCATTAAAAATTAAGGGTGATGTAGAACCTTTTGAATGGCATCCAGAAGCAACTATACATATTCCAGAAGATGGAGATGTAACTATGATGCCTCCTAATCCTGCAGCTTTCCAAGTAAATAATGAAATACAAGTGTTATTAAATCAAATGGAAGAGATGGCAGGAGCTCCAAGAGAAGCTATGGGTATTCGTTCTCCTGGTGAAAAGACTGCTTTTGAAGTTCAATCATTACAGAATGCAGCAGGTAGAATTTTCCAACACAAAGTTAATAGATTTGAAATAGAATTTTTAGAACCTATTCTTAATACAATGTTAGAGTTTTCTAAGAGAAATATGGATGTAGCTGAAGTTGCTAGAACTATGGATGATGACTTAGGTGTAGCAGACTTTATATCAATTACTAAAGATGACATAACAGCTAGAGGTAAATTAAGACCTATTGGAGCAAGACACTACGCTGCTAGAGCACAGCTTATCCAGAACATGATGGGTTTATTTAATAGTCCTATGGGACAAATGATAGCTCCTCATATTTCTGCTAAGAGACTAGCAGGTATGGTAGAAGAATATATGGGCTTTGAACAGTATCAATTTATTAAAGATAATGCTGCAATATTTGAACAAGCAGAAACTGCTAAGTTACAGCAACAAGTGCAACAGTCAATGCAAGCAGAGCAATCTGCTCCAGGAATGGAAGAGCAAATGCTTATGCAACAAGAGCAAGCTTTACAAGGAAATCCTCAAGAAGCTATGGGAGGTAATCCTGAAGATATGCCTCCTGAAGAAATCTAAGATATTCCTTGACTTTTCAAGAAAAGTATGCTATAATAGTAGTATTATTAACTAAGTAAGTTATTATTTAATAGTATTTTTAATTAAAGAAAGTAATATTAACTATGGATTTAAAATCAGAAAAGGCTCAGAGTCTGACCAAGAAACAAGTCTTTGAAGAACTGAATAAGTATTTTAAAGAACAGATTGAATTGTCACAAAGAAAATGTATGGATGAAGAAAATTTTACTAATCCTTCATGGTCTGAACAACAAGCTTTCAATCTTGGACTACAAAAAGCGTTTACTAAAGTTTTAAATCTTATACCTGACCCAGGAGATAAGAAATGAGTGAAGAAACAAATAACGAAGTAGTTCAAGAAACAACCGAACAACCTGTAGTGCAGAGTACCAACGAAGCAACACAGAAAGATACTCCACCTAAAGCATTTGAAATTCCGACAGAGGCTCAAGAGTTTGTAGGTGAAGGTAAAAAGTACAGGAGTCCTGAAGATGCTCTTAAAGCAGTTCCTCATGCACAACAACATATTCAAACTTTAGAGTCTGAATTAGCTGAAGTAAAAGAAGAACTAACTAAGCGGAAAACAGCTCAAGAACTTTTAGATGAAATAAAGTCTGGTACACAACCAGTTGAGAATACCACTCAGAGTGTTGATGTTAATCAAGATACCTTAGAACAACTAGTTCAAAGTACTATAGACAAGAGAGAGAATGCTCAAAGTGCTAGAGCCAATGCTAAAATAGTTGCTGAAAAGTTTACTATGAAGTTTGGAGCTAATGCTGAAAGTGCTTATAATCAAATTGCTATAGAAAGTGGATTAGATGTTCAACAATTACATAATTTGGCTGCAACTTCTCCAAATGCTGTACTAAAACTAGCAGGACTAACAGATGTTAAAGTAGCGACAACTACTACTACACCTGGTTCTGTAAATACTCAAGCTTTATCTGCTACTCCTTCTGATAGTAATTTATCAGCTAGAGTACCAATAGGTGCAAGTACTAAAGATTTAGTTAGAGCATGGAAAAATGCAGGTCAAAAAGTAAATTCATAAACTCGTAATATAAGGAGACTTAAATGTCGCAATTAACTAGCAATACTACAGCCTTTATTGAGGCTCAACAGTATTCTCAGTTTATTCTTGATAACTTACATGACTTCCTTCTTCCAGAAGGTATGTATCGTGATGTATCTGACTTTGGTTCAGGCACAACATTAAACATTAAAACAGTTGGTACAGTTACTCTTCAAGATGCAGCTGAAGATACACCACTAAACTTTACAAACATTGATACAGGTACAATTAACCTAGCAATTACTGATTACATTGGTGATGCTTGGAAAGTATCTGATGACCTTCGTGAAGATGGTTCTCAAGTTGATACTCTAATGGCTATGAGAGCTATGGAATCAACACGAGCTCTTGGTGAAAACCATGAAACTCGTTTGCTAGCAACAGCAGACGCTGCTCAATCTAAAGCAGGTGGTACACCAGGTCTTAATTTAATTAATAATAGACCACATCGATGGGTAGGTTCTGCTGCAGGGAATGCTCGAACAGTTAGACTTCAAGATTTTATATCTATGAAACTAGCTTTTGATAAAGCAAATGCACCTGCAGGTGGACGAATTGCTATCGTTGACCCAGTTGTTGAGGCTACTTTAAACAGCCTTACTAACTTAGTGTCAGTAGATAGTAACCCTCACTTTGAAGGTATAGTAACAGAAGGATTTGCTCGTGACCATAAATTCGTTAAGAATGTATTTGGTTGGGATATATATACTTCTAACTTTCTACCTACATTGACTGCAACTGAAGCTATTAATGCTTCTGGTTATGGTCTTACATCTGAAACAGCAGCTATTGGCGATAAAGTCAATGTATTTATGTGTGTTGCTGATGATTCATGTAAACCTGTAATGCATGCTTGGAGACGAGCTCCTGCTACAGAAGGTTGGAGAGCCGAAGAAGAAAGAGCTGATAAATATCAAGTTACTTCTAGATTCGGATTTGGTGCACAAAGAGTTGATACTCTTGGTGTGATTCTTACACATCCTACGAACTATTAAGGAGAACTATATGGGATTTGAAATCGGAACAAAAAGAGGCGTAGCCAACCATTATGGTCCTCGAGGTACTGATGGTCAGTATGGTGGGCAAGACAACTCAGTTGGTAAAATAAAAGAAGCTAGTTGGACATTTGATTATAATAAATTACCTCTGTATACTGCAAGTAATTTAGAAATGCAACTTCCAGCTAATACAACAGTTTTACATGCTCATCTACGAACTTTAGTAGCAGGAGCAGCTGGCTCATCTACAGCCTTCAATATTGGTTTAACGACTACTGCAGGTGTAGTTGTTGACCTTGATGGACTTGGTTCAGTAACTCAGTTTACTAATGCTGCTATTACTACTAAGGGAACTCGTACAGCAGGTGCAGGTGCTTTAATAGGTAAAACTATTGGAGCAGCAGCATGTGAAGTAACAGTTGCTACTGTTGGTGGAGCTTTAACAGCAGGAGAGTTTGAATTAGTTGTAGCTTATCAATATAATAAGTAAATAACTAAGTAATACCCTGAGATGAGGGTACTCTTTCACGGGAGTACCTTCTCTCACCTAATTTAATACAAGGAAATAAAATGACAATTCAACATAAATTAATTACTGGCACTGACTTGCATGAGCCCAAAGGTGTGGCTGCTGCTGCTGCCAATAAAGTTTATGTTGCTAATGGTTCAGCTTCAGGAGCTTGGTCAACACTGACTACAAGCACTATGGCTTTACCCAAAGGAAAATTCTATTTTTATAATATAGCTTCTCCTTACACTTTAGCACATAGTAGTTCTACTGCTAAAGTAGCACCAACAACAATAGCTTCTGGACTAGGTAGTCTAGTTACTGAAGCAACATCAGCAAGACTAACATATACTGGTAGTCTTACAACAGTAGTTAATCTTAATTTTGATGTATCTTTAAAACAAGCTGCAGGAGCAGATAGAGAGATAACATTTGCAGTACATAGAAATGGAACTGTTATAGCTGGTTCTCAAGTATTAGCAACTTGTGTTACAAGCGATGTAACTCAAGCTTCAGGTTCATGTTTTTATAACGCTGCTACTAATGACTACTTTGAAATCTATGCTCACAATACAGGAGCAAATGGTGATATGATATTTCAAAAAGTAGGTTTAACATTAACTGCTACATAGGATAAATTATGGCTAAAATGACACTACTTGAAATGACCCAAGACATCTTATCTGACATGGATTCAGATGAGGTAAATTCTATTGCTACTACTTCTGAGTCTTTACAAATAGCACAAATAATTAAAACAGCATATTATAACATTATTGATGGAAGAGACTTTCCTTTCTTATATGAAATGTTTAGAATGTTTACAAGTGGTACAACAGATAGACCTACTCATATGAATCTACCAGATACAGTTATAGATTTAAAATGGATTAAGTATAATTGTCGTTTAACAGATACAGCTAAAAATCATTATAAAAAAATAGTTTATAAGTCTCCAGAAGAGTTTATGGAACTAGTAGATAGTAGAGATAGTAAGTCTGCCAATGTCAAAGTTGTAATAGATTCTGCTAGATATGGAACAAGTACAGGAATTAGTTTAAATATACTTAATAACAAACCACCTCAATGTTTTACTTCTTTTGACGATGAGTCTTTAGTATTTGATTCTTATCTAGCTACTCTAGAAAATAATCTACAAAATAGTCAGACACAATGTTGGGGAAAGAAGTCAATACCTTTTACCATGGAAGATAGCTTTACTCCTGAACTACCTGTTCAGATGTTTAGTTACTTACTTAGTGAAGCAAAGTCTACTTGTTTTTTAACTTTAAAACAAATGGCTAATCAGAAAGCTGAACAAACATCTAACTCACAAAAAAGAAGAATGAGTCAAGATGCTTGGAGGCTTAAAAATGGGATTTCATATCCTAACTACGGGAGGAAACCTAATTTATCTGGGTTTAAAAAATACTAATGAGCCAACTTACAAGTAATACACCAGCGTTTATTAACAAAGAACAGTATGGGAAAAAACCTAAGTATAAAAAAAAGAAAGTAAAGATAGAAACATTTGCAGAACTTCGTAAACCTAAACAATATAATACATAACAGGAGCACTTAACATGGCACTAACAGCAGCGGAAAAAAGAAAGAAAATGCAAGAAGTAAAGAAAAAACTAGCAGATAAACGAGCAAAAGCTAATGTAAATCCTAGACTCAGAGCTAAAAACGTAGAAGCTAATAGAAATAAAAGAAAAGTAGCTTATCAAGAAAAATTAGCAAAGAAAAAAACTGGAGTTTCAGGTACTAAAGTAAATACAAATAAAGGTAAGATGTCTGCTAATGATAAAGTAGGACCTTCTCATTTAGGTCGTAGTAATCCTCAAAAGAAAAAGTCTACTGCAGATAAAACTTCAGTAGTAAACAAAGCAACTACAGGACAGCAGTCTGAGAAGACAGCACCTAATATGAGTAGAAGTACTAAAAAAATAGGTTCAGTAGCTAAAGGTAATGAAACTTATAATAAAGGACCTGCAATGCTTAAATCTAAAGAAGATAAAAAGAAATCTGCTGCAAGATTAAAAGCAGGTAAAAAAACAGTAAAAGCAAAACCTCGTTATAGAGCAAGAGCTACAATGACAGGGTTTGGACGATAAATATGGAAGAATTTAAAACACCAGGAGGTAAGACTTTAGTGCCTTACTTATGTCCTCAATCAGCTCATGTAAAGATTAAATTAGTAGAGGGAGGTATCTTACCTGAAGTTCTTTCAGGTATCTTTACTTCTCTTTCTTTAGGTACAGAAGCTATTAGAACTTATCTATTAGTAAATAAAGAAGAACAAACTAAAAAGGAAA